CCCGAGCCAAATGTTAATATGATATATGTTTCGTGGAATCCGGGCGAAATTAATAAGAAAAAGCTATTAACTTAATATTTTTTATTATATAATATTAAATGAATATTGTATTATATTTGTCTATACTTATTCCTGTAATCTTATTGATGTCTATTAACTTTTATTTGAAATACAATAATATTTTATTAGACGAGGACTATTCTTCTGATATTCCAGGAGAGACTAGAGAATACATCATATTAGGTATATGGGTGATATTGATAGGCTTCTTGGGATATTCTTATTATTTAATGCGGAATAATATATCTTCTGTGGCTATTATAATAATCGTAATATATACCTTGATATATCCTTTCATAACTCTCGGAAAGAATCGTATCGAAATTGAATCCCTAAATATAATTTACATTCTAATAACCTATATAATATTCTTACTTGTTCTCAGCGAAAACTCCAATGCCGCTATCTATATATTACCATTATTGCTATGGATAGTCTATATATTTATTGCTTCCATCTAGTGTGGGGGAACCTATGGGAGAAACCGCCCCGACGCGGTTTTATGAAGGGCGGGGTTGGATGAAGTGTTTTGAGAGGCTCATAGATATTATTAACACTATTATGATCTATTAAAAAGACACTGAATATTTCTAAAATTTGAAAATTAAAATTTGAGTACATCTTTCTGTTTTTTCAAAAATTTCAAAAGTTTTTTAGAAATTACAAAATAAATCAAGAGATGTACTCAAATTTTAAAATGAAAAAATATAGATATTCCAGTGTTTAAGGAACTGCTAAGGTAATCTAAGTATTTTTATATAAATATTGTGAGGCTATTGTTATTCGGTAGTAAATTGATATAAATATATATTGATATATTATATATAATAAGGTATGCAGATATTTGTGAAAACTCTTACGGGTAAAACAATTACTTTGGAAGTAGAATCCTCTGATACTATTGATATGATTAAGAGCAAGATTCAAGATAAAGAAGGTATTCCTCCCGATCAACAGCGTTTAATCTTCGCAGGAAAACAATTGGAAGAAGGGAGAACACTTGCTGATTATAATATTCAAAAAGAGTCAACTTTGCATTTGGTTTTGCGTCTTCGCGGTGGCAAAAAATGTTCGGATTTACTTTGAAATAAATAAAAATTGATAGCTATTTATAGTAATAAATATATACACAATACCCAAAGAAGCAAAATGAATGCTTATTTCTCCATCGACTACCAGGAAACCGACGCCATTAACCTTGAAAAGTATGATGTAGAGGTTATTGGGTCCAACAAGATGAAGAATTGGAAGAACTCAGGTAAGTATAATCTCTTTCGCAAAGAGATTGAAGCTCGCAAGAATGACAAGAATCTTGTGAATCGCAAGAGGGATTCGGATTCGCGGTACGCTTTCAAGAATCGCCGTATTGTCAATAAGGACTGGAAGGATTTCAATAATAATCAAATGTAAAGGCTTCTGATTCTTAAAGCTCTGTAAAAAGGATAGTAAATGAAATGAAATGAAATGACATAGAGATATATGCTATGTTATTTTTATTTTTATTATATATATTATCAAATAATATATTCTATTATAATAGAATAAATGAGTAAAAGCAAAGGTAAAAGATTTGTATTGCCTAAACCTAGTAATGCCGAAGAACTAAATACTGATTTTTCTTCGCGATTAGAATATTATGACGATGAAAAAAAAGGTATATTAAACATAGTAAAAATAAAGCCAAGACCTACTCGCAAATCCGCATCCAAATCCGCTCCTAAATCTGCTTCTAAATCAGCACCCAAATCAGCACCCAAATCAGCACCTAAATCCGCTCCTAAATCCAATAGAGTTATGTCCAGAACTTAATAATTTTTTTAGCTTTTATTACATATATGAATAGCACACCGAATATTTAATGTTATGATAGAATAGAATGGCGTCTGTTTCAAAAAAAGAGCAAGAAATTAACAATTTATTAGATACTTTATATCAAGTAAATAATGGGGAGAAAATTATTTATTGGTTAGATTTTCTAAAAACTTATAACAGTACTGATGGAAAGATTCCTGGACTATTGAATAACTCAAAAATACAGATTAATACGGCAAAAAAAGACGGTGTCTATAATTTAATTTTACTATGGATTAAAAAAAATATGGATAAGTTCACCAACTACGATTTTACAGGCATTCCCAATAAGGATTTTTTGTTTTTAGATAAGCCGATAACCGCACCAAGAGCATCGCGAGCATCGCGCGCATCTAAGACATCTAAGGTAACTAAGGTGACAAAATTAAAAACAATTGAGGATATTGAAAAATGGTGCAGTAATCCTGAGATACATCCCTTCAATGGTACGCCTATGTATCCTAATAGCATAGAATATCAAAAAATATATCAACAGGCTTATAGTATATTGAAAAAGAATAAAATAAAGATTACCGATTTCCAAGATAAATTGCCAAAAAATCATATTTTATTCGGCGATATGGACATGCTATATTATAGTTATATTAGAGAAAAGATTAAACTTTATATAAAAATATATGAAAATAAAAAAAAAGAGCTACACGCGGGTGAGTTATTAATAGAACATATTGCGTCAATTATGAATAAGCCTACTATATTAGAACAAGAATTGGCGTTGATAAAAAGCTGTTTTGAAGGGGATTATATGAAAAAGGCTTTTGAGAAATATAATAAAATGTTAGCGATATCTTTTTTTACTAAGCATTATGTCAGCGTTTTTTCGTATCCAAAAAGAATGCGAGATTTAGAAGAATCCTCTATGTATAATGTTTCGGATAAAGAGACCTACTGGTTTATACAATTATTGGAAAATAACAGGTTAAATAATGGTGAGGTAATTATTGAATATTTACAGAAAGAATATAGGTCTTCAAATAATAATTGGATGGAAGATGCCTTGAATATTTATAACAGTTATAAGCGAGTTTACAAAGACATTGATGATTGCTTTAATCCCGCGACAGGTATAATAGAAAACCTGGAAAATAAACAGTATCTGCCTATAAATGACCCATTAGATGTGTATTTTGAAGAGTTTGAGAATAAGCTCGAAAAAATTAGGAGTCCAAAATATTCCAAATTGATTGATTTGACAACTTTTAAACCCAAGGAAAACATTTTCTATTTAAACAATGCGCAATATGCCGAGTTTAAAAAGGTTAAAGATGCATATGATATAGATAGAAAAATATATGAAGTTAAACAAGAGTTATATGAAAATACTGAGAAAAATGGAAGTAGTCCTAAGCCACCTACTAAACCTGTTATAGTATTGCCCAATGGTAAAAATCATACAATTGGTAGAGAATTAGATCCGCTACATATTAAAGACGAAGTTATAAAAAGTTTTAAACGCGATTATAAAAAAGCATTGCCAACAATTGAGGAATATAACACGATTAAAAATATGTCCTATCTGGAATTAAAAAAGCGCGTTGTTGCCAACTCACCTTCGAGTTCCGTAAAACAACTCATAAGAGATAACGAATTGCTCGCAATGACTAAGGAACAGATCGCAAAAGATGTTTTATATGACTATTCGGGGCTCGCCGATAAATGCAGTGAGAGCATAGATATATTAACGAATGAAGAATTGGATGACGAGAATTACCCTCTTTCTAAACTTCAACTTATGGTGCGGATGAAAGTATACACGCCAGATAGACAGAGATATAGAACGGAATGTATATATGCTCCAAAACTCTATAATTATCTAATAAAATGTATAAATTCCAAAGAGCCTTTTATAAATCCTGTGACAAAAGCGAAATATACACAGGAAAACATAGAAGAGCTTATGAAAGTAATGAGAATAATTGACCCTTCGTTAGAGGTTCCAGTATTTGTAAAACATACGAATGATACTAAGTTAAAACTTGAATACAAAGAAAAAACTAGAACATATCAAAATCTGGATTCTTCATTTGGTGCAACAAATACAATCAGGTATTATAATATGTTCCTATCTCGCACCATAGGTGGCACAGAATACGAAGTATATAATATCTGTACTTTTCCGGCGGATATAGAAGCAGAAGGAGAGTTTGCAACAGGTTCGAGCGATTTAACATCAAATGTTATGTTATTTCGTATATACAAGCTATTTAATGAAGGCCGATTGCTATATAATTATATACCTCCATATCGCATACAATTAACACAAAGACCAGGTGAATATAGCTATATTAAACCTGCAATTCACTTTAATAGATACAAGCTTTCAAAAAATTGGTTAAATAATGGAGTCGCGACGACAAAAACCGACTTTGTCAATACGTTCAAACATTACGCCCAAGAAGTCAATAACTATATATACTAATCTCTTGGAGAACTATAAATTATTTTTTTATTGAAATATTTCCTGATTGTAAGATAAGCATATTCTAATATATTCTAATATATCTATATATTAGAATACAATTATAATATATCTATATATGACTTCATTAAGTGAAGAAAAAATTAATAAATCTTTAGAAGAAATATACTTACAAGATAATAATAAAATTATTAAATGGTTGGATGAAATTAAAAAGCCTGAAAATCAGAAAGATGGAAAAATACCTGGTTTATTTATGAAATCTCTTACCAAAATCAAAACAGATGGGGAAGTATATAATTTGATATTACAATGGATTAAAGATAATCGCGATAAGTTTGCGGATTATGATTTTACAGGCGTTCCAGACAGTACCTTTGTATCTCTGGATAGATCGAATGTTACTCGTAAATATCAATTAATAAGTTGGATACCTATGGATAATTTGAAAAAACGCCAGTTATTAAAAAATCCTAATGCTATTGAGTTTTTTAAAAAAAATCGCGATATGATAGAATGGAATTATTTATCACAGAATCCAAATGCTATTGAATTATTAAGAGAAAGGTTTAAAGAAGAAAAAAATATGAATCAAAGCGAACTATATGATTTGCCAGATTCCAAAAAATTAGATTGGGGACACTTATCCGCAAATCCGTGTGCTATTGAATTATTAAATTTAAACCCAAAGGAAATAAATTTCAATATGTTATCAGCTAATACAAATGCTATTGAATTATTGAAAGATGCTGTTGATGCTGAAGAAAATTTGACGGAAAGTGAATTAGAAGATTTATCTAAAAGATATAAAATAGATTGGTATAAATTATCAGCGAATCCAAATGCTATTGAAATACTAAAGGCAAATCGGGATAATATAGAATGGGATTTTTTATCACAAAATACAAATCCTGTAGCTATTGAGTTGTTAAAAGCTAATTTTGATTATATAGACTGGGATTACTTATCGGCAAATCCAGCGGCCATTGATATATTAAAAGCAAATCCTGGTAAAATAAATTGGCGAGAGTTATCAAAAAACCCTTCTGCTATTGAATTATTAAGAAAACATCCTGAAAAAATAAATTGGATATTTTTATCTTTGAACCCAAATGCTATTGAATTATTGCAAGAAAATGAAGATAAAATCAAATTCAAGTTTTTATCAAAAAATCCTAATGCTATTAAATTATTGAAAAAATATCGTGATAAAATAAATTGGGTTGATATATCAGAAAACCCAAATATATTTGAACTTGCTGAATTAACAAATAAAACTTTTGAAACTGTTGAAGATATTAAAAGATGGTGCAAAGACCCTGAAATACATCCGCTGAATGGCAGCGAGATGCCAGCGATGAGCAAGACATATTATGATATATATGTAAGAGCCTATAAAATTATGAAAAAGAATGGCACATTTTCGGAAGAAGATATAACAGGCCTTTTTCCTAAAAATCATTTATTGTTTGGAGACATAGATTTAATTTATTATACCTGCGTTGAAAAGAATGACCCTTCAACATACTTAAAAAACTGTAAGTATAATAACACATCTGGTTCTATTTTATACGAATTACTTACAGAAAAAATGGAGTTTTTTGAGAATGAAGATACCGTTCTAGATACAGAGATAGAAATATTGAGACACCGTTTTAATGATGGATATGGCAGAAGATATTCACAATCAAATATGGAAACAATTAGTGATTTAATTAATGATTATACATATGATATGATTAACACTTTTTTTGATACAAATTATATATCCACATATGATTATCCTGAAATAATTAAAAATATAAAGCTTATCAATGTAAAAGGCTATTGGTTTATAAACTTTTTAGAATACAAAAAAATGGCTATGGGGAAAACTGTCCTGGAGTATTTAATAGAAAATAAAGATGAATTAGATTCGGATAATCCTTGGACGACAGCATTAGATATATATAATAATTATAAGGCGGTTATTAATGATATAGATGATTGCTTTAATCCCGCCTCGGGCATTATAGAAAACCTTGGATATAAAAAACTTACGCATATCGATGACCCGCTTGACAAATATTTTGAAGTTTATGAAAAACAATTGGCAGAAATAAGAAAACCCATATATTCGCAATTAATTGATTTGACCACCTTTAAACCTAAAGAGAATCTAAAGTATTTAAATAACGCCCAATATGCCGAATTTAAAAAAGAGAAAGATAAATATGATAGGGCTTGGAAAAGATATAACGATAGGCAGACATTATATGAAACTACGAAGCAAGGGAGTTCTCCAAAGCCTCCCGAAAAACCTATAATAACTCTTCCGTGGGGCACAGTACATACTATAGGAAAGCAAATAGACCCTATGCATATAAAAGATGAAGTCGTCTCTAAGTTTCGCGAAGAATATGTCAAGGCTCGCCCTATAATTGAGGAATATAATAGAGTTAAGAATATGTCTTACAAAGCATTGAAGAAACATATCGGCGAATCTTCTTCAAGTTCTGAAAAACGAATTACGGAAGGGAATGAATTGCTTTCTATGACAAGAGAAGATATCGCAAATAATGTTCTTTATGACTATACAGGACGCGCTGAGCTTGCCGATAAATGTAGTGAGAGCATAGATATATTAACGAATGAAGAATTGGACGATGAGAATTACCCGCTTTCTAAATTACAGCTTATGGCGAGAATGAAAGTATATACTCAGAATAAAAAGAATTACAGAACAGAATGTATATATGCGCCTAAACTCTATAATTATAGAGTTTAGGCGCATA